GACGTCATCCGCCTTGGGCGGCATCGGCTGATATGTGGCGATGCTGCCGACGCCGCGACGATCACCGCAATGCTCGGCGAAGATGCCGTCGAGCTGCTTCTAACCGATCCGCCGTACGGCGTGAGCTATGGCGCGAAGTCGCGCGATGCAGCGCGGCGGAATGGCGGCACAACCACGCACCGCGACATCGTCAACGACGACCGCACCGACTATGCAGCCTGGTTCCGCTCGTGGCTCTCGATCATTCCGTGGGCACCTTTCGCGGCATTCTACATCTTCATGTCGAGCCAGGAGATGCACAACCTTCGAATCGCGATCGACGCTCTCGGTTGGAAGTGGCACGATATGCTCTTGTGGATCAAGAACCGTCCGGTGCTCTCGCGCAAAGATTACAACCAGGTCTACGAGCCGATCACGTTCGGCGAGCCCCCGGTCGATACGAAGGAGGTCGGCGGCATAGCGATCTTCGGATGGCCTGAACGCCACCGATTCTATGGCAGCAAGAGCCGCACGAACGTCCTCGAGTTCGATGTCCCGGCGAAGAACGATCTGCACCCGACGATGAAGCCAGTCGCGCTGCTTGAGCAACTTCTGCGCGACGGCTCGCGCGACGGCGGGATCGTCCTGGACCCATTCGCCGGCTCCGGCTCCACGGTAATTGCCTGCGAGCGGCTCGGGCGCGTTTGCCGCGCCATTGAGCTCGATCCGCTCTATTGCGACATTGTTGCTGCCCGGTGGGAAGCTCACACCGGGCTCCAGGCCCAGCGGCCCGAGGCGGGGTCCTGAGGACGCCCATAAAGGGGCAACACGGCCCGACAGCGGGGCCGAAGGCTCCTGGCGCGCTTAGTTCTCCCAGCAGGTCCACGGAGGGCGAACACGGGGCTAATCCTGCGGAACGTGCGGATGCCCAACGCGCGCGCGTGAAGCGCGTCCCCAATCCGAAGGGTGGCCCGACCGTACTCACGCCGGAGGTCGAAGACAAGATTATCGGCGTGATCCGCGATGTGGGGATGTCGTTTCGGATGGCGTGCGCCTACGCCGGGATCTCGGACGACACCCTCGCGCGCCGGCGAAAGGCCGACCCGAAATTCGCGGCGCGGATCGAGCACGCGCGCGAGATGTGCAAGGCCAAGCTGCTAACGCAGATCGTGGCGGCTGCGCCGACGAACTGGAACGCGGCGGCGTGGACGCTCGAGCGACTCTGGCCGGAAGAGTTCGGCCGGCGGCGCCTCGAGACCGAGCATTCCGGCGTGGTCAAAATCACGATCGAGGGGGGCTTGCCGGAATTCCCACGATAACGCTGCCCCGCCTTCATCCTGGCCAAGTCGAAGCCTGGAACGTGCCAGGCCGGTACAAGGCCATTCGCTGCGGTCGGCGCTGGGGTAAGACGGCGCTCGCTGCGACGATCATTTGCGATCGTGTCGCGCGGGGGCAGTCGTGGGGACTATTCGCGCCGGACTACAAGATCACGTCGGAAACCTACCGCGAAATCTACGAGATACTCGATCCGATCACGGAGTCTGCCTCCAAGATCGATGGGGTCATCCGCGTTCTAGGGGGCGGGCGCGTTGATTTCTGGACGCTGAACAACCCACGCGCGGGGCGCTCCCGCAAATACCACGGCGTTATGGTCGATGAGGCGGCCTTCGCCGGTCCGGATATGCAGATGATCTGGGAGCGTTCGATCAAGCCCGCGCTGCTTGACCACAAGGGCGTCGGCTGGGCGCTATCGACGCCCGCTGGCAAAGACGAGCGGAACTGGTTTTACAATATCTGCACTGATCCCGCGCTCGGGTTCGTTGAATTCCACGCCCCCACTGCGAGCAATCCGTATCTCCCGCAGGACGAGCTCGAGCGACTCGTACGCGACAATTCCCCTGAGGTCTACCGTCAAGAGTATCTGGGCGAGTTCGTCGATTGGTCGGGAGTTGCGTTCTTCACGATGAACGCGCTCCTGGTCGACGGGGCTCCAGTGCCCAAACCGGTGCGATGCGACACGGTGTTCGCGACCATGGATACGGCGATCAAGTCCGGGCTTGAGCACGACGCAACCGGCGCGGTGTTTTGGGCGTACAATTCGCTCGCCAATCCGTGCCTTCATATCTTGGATTGGTCGCTTCTTCAAATCGAGGGAGCGGCATTGGAAGGGTGGTTGCCATCCGTCTTCGCTCGGCTTGAAGAACTGAGCCGGGAATGCGGAGCGCGAATGGGAGCGAGTGGCGTTATGATCGAGGACAAAGCCTCGGGGACGGTGCTTCTGCAGCAGGCAAGAAACAGCGGATGGCCTGCGCATCCGATCGAGAGCAAACTGACGTCGATGGGGAAAAATGAGCGAGCCATCGCGGCGAGTCCCTACGTCTACCGCGGCGACATTAAAATCACGGACACGGCGTTCCACAAACGGACAGTCCATAAAGGCCGATCGGCGAACCACCTGATAGCGCAAATAACCAGCTTCCGGATCGGCTCGCAGAACGGGGCTAGCGACGATCTCCTGGACTGTTTCTGCTACGGAATTGCGGTGGCGCGGGGAACGAACGCGGGAACGCGCAGGGGCATATAATGTGTGGTTTGATCTAGCAGGAAACGCTCTCCGCCGCGTGTAGTGAGTGCAGGTTCTCGCGCAGAATACGGAGCGTCCGCAACTGCTGGAATCCACCAACATCGAAGGTCGCGCAAACCAAGGTACCCGGGCTCTGCACCGCGCAAGCCCGCTCGCAATATCCCTACTCCGCGCCGACCACGAAAATGAGAAAATGAAAACGTGAATCCGACGACGCTCAAGCATCCAGTCACGCTCTCACAAGTGGCGATGCCAGTTCAGGTCTGCTATATCATCCCTGTTGACGCGCCGGCAGAGATGCTAACCGAGATATTCAGGGAGTGCTACGAATGGTGGGGCGGCCGTGACGCCCTCCTCATTCCCACGCTCGCGGACGGGAGCATCGACGAAACGTATTGGTCGTGGGCTCGCTCGCTTGAGCCGGACATCATCTACAGTTACGTCCCATTGGCCGTCCCGATGCTGGAGCGCGTCGACCGCGAACTCATGCCGTCGACCGTGATCATACACCCTGCCGAGAAATTCGGACATGGAATGCGGCCTTGGCACGATCCTAGCGTGCGTGGACTACCGTCGTTGTCGGTCCTTCCGATGCTCGGCAACACCGACAGAATCGGGCTGCCGGGTCGTTATTCACTCATCAGCGCCTGCATGGGGTGGGCAAAAGATCCTTTCATCACCGATACGTTCGGGCTCAATCCGTACGGGCCGGGTTGGATTCAAACGCGGACCATCCGCAAACACGTTGACCTGATCGCGCTTGGTTCGCATGAGGGGGCACAGCACCGCGATACCGAGGACCCAGAGATCGCCGATCCGACGATTTTGCTCCGCGTCATCTCCGATGGCACGTATCCGGCAGCCATCAGCATGGCGCAACTATCCGGCATCGGCTATGAGCACATCCTAAGGCAACGCGCCTCCGCCTGGAGGCACTTCAACATCGTCGTCGGCGATACGGCCATCGACCGCATCGCGTTCTGGAACTGCCGCATCGGCGTTGACGACTATCAGCGGAAGAACATCGTCGCTGTTCGGGTCGACGAGGCGAAGTTGGCCGATCCCGGGTTCATCGTTGCCCTCGCTCGCTTCGTGTCGCGTTGGAACACCTCGACATCGCAGAATGGACCGTCACATGCGACGGTTCGCTCGTCATCGGTTGCCGGTGATCGCCTTCAACCTATCGTCGACGCGCTGCGGCCGCTGAACGTCCAGACCACAATCGCGCACTTCGACAACGTCAACGACTGCACGCCGGCAGAGACAGACAAGACGGTCATGATCCGCGGCGGGACGGAACAACGCTATACGGGGTCGGTCGCTCCGCTGACGAAAATTGAGCCATTACATCTTACGAGGGCCGGCCCAATCTCGGCGTGGTTCTTGACAGGCGGTTGGACGGTGCAAGTAACCATCAAGCGCGAGGACGGAGGCAGGCTCGGCTCATCTATCGCCCGCCTTGCAATTCCACGGCGCTGGCAGGCAGTTCGATCCCTTGCCGGAGGGATGATCGCCAAGGCAACGGTCGAGGGCGACCTCCGTCTGTATATTCGACCGGGCGGGCCCCGCGACTCGCTTTCGTTCACGGACGAAGACGCTGAATTCGTGGCCTGCCTGTTTCGTCCATATCATCACCTGACGACGACCGACCCGCGCAACGCGATTCCGCAACCCGCGGCGATCTATCCACGAATATCCAGCGCAGGGCGACACCTTCGTGGTCTCTTGAACAAACTCGGGAGCATCCGCTCCGCGGCCGCGATTCTCGAGGACGAGTTCTGGAAGTCTGTCTTCCTCGACATGGCCGTTCCGCGCGAAGTCTTCGACGACGCGAAGCGCGCTGATTTGGCCGAGCGGCTCAAGAAGCCGATACAGAAGGACGGACCGGCGACGCTGGCGACCGACGCCGACTTCAGAAGTCTCGCCGAGACCGTGGCGCAAATCGCCCCCGATCTGAAGACACCGGTTGCGAAGCGCAGCTTCGATTGGTTCTTGATGATGTATCGAAAGGCCGAAGAATGCAAGCGTGCTCGCGATCCAAAGCTTTCCCCTGACGACATCGAACGGCGCACCATTCAAGAAGTTGAGGAGCAACTTCGTCGGCGCTGCGCTGAAGGCGTGCTCATACAGGGATATGACTGGAAATGCCCGCGTTGCCTTCATCGCAATTGGTCGACGGTCGGCGCGCTCGGCCCGATTCTCACCTGCGAGGTCTGCGATCATCGTGAACCGATTTCGTCCCACTTTTTGTGGGACTTCCTACTCGACGGCTACGTGGCGCTCGGTCTTCGGGAACGCGGTTTGCGCGGGCTAGTTTGGATTCTCGGCTACCTAAGCTGGTCGTCGCAGGACTCGTTCATGTTTTCGCCCCCGCTCGACCTTATTCAGAACGGCGTAAACCTCTCAGACGTTGACATAGCATGCGTGGTCGACAACAAGTTCATCATCGGCGAGGTCAAGGAGTCGGATCGCAAAATCAACGAGGCACTCGGTGATCGGCTCATCGAACATGCACGCATCATTCGCCCAGACGTCGTCGTTCTTGCATGCTACGATCCGGACTCCTTGGCGACGGTAACGAAGCAAACGGATCGGATACGCGATGGCCTCAAAGACTTAGATATCGACGTGAGGCCGATGGTCCCGGCTGCGGGACAGGACGGTGTTCCGGCGATGTTGATGGCGCGCGGGATGTGGATGAAAGAACGGCTTAGGATATTGGCGCTCAGACCCGCTCGTGCGCCCATGGCTGCGCCACCGGTCGCCCCACCGTCCGCGGCCGAACCGCCTCCGGGTGAACAGGCCGAATAGGCGTGTAGCCCCGCCACTTGGAGCCTGTAACGCGAACCTTGACGAGCGTCGCGGTTAATGTTACAACCATGGACCATGGTCTGCAAGATGATCGCCTATTACCGCGTTAGCACCGAACGGCAGGGCCGCTCCGGTCTCGGCCTCGAGGGCCAAGAGGCCGCTGTTGCCGAGCACGTAGCCGGCGCCGGCTGCGAGTTGATCGCCGCGTATACCGAGGTCGAGACGGGCAAGAAGCACGACCTCGTGAACCGCCCGGAACTGCGCAACGCGGTGTCGCACGCGAAGCGGTCGAAGGCCGTCCTGGTCGTTGCCAAACTCGACCGGCTTCTGCGGTCGACGGTGGTGCGAGCCGTGCTCAAGACGAGCGGCGTCCGGTTTATCGCCTGCGACAACCCGCACGCGAACGAGCTGACGATCGACATTCTGGCCGCGGTTGCTGAAGACGAAGTTCGCCGGATCTCCGAACGGACGAAAGCAGCCCTCGCGGCCGCGAAGGCCCGCGGAACGGCGCTGGGCGGTTCGCGGCCTGGTCACCCGAAGCCAACTAGGGAAATGGCGCTCAAGGGCGCCAGCGCGTCTGCAAAGGCCCGTTCTCGCGCCGCCTTCGACTCCTACGCCGACCTGCTCCCTAATGTGCGGGATCTTCGCGACCGCGGGCTGTCGCTTCGCAAGATCGCCGCGGAGTTGAACGCCGCCGGTCACGCGACTCGTTCCGGGCGACCATGGAATCCGGTACAGACATCGCGGGTGCTGACGATGGCGACGTCATAAGCCTAAGCGTTTTTGTTCCACTCGCAAAGGCCGAGCCGCTGAGCTTCGCCGCCATCTTCGAGCAGCGCATCGCGGCGCAGCGCGGCATCTTTGCGCGCGAGCTGGGGCGCATCGGCGAGCAGCGGCTACCGCAGAAGGCGTCCGCCAGGGCGTTCGCCCTGCGGATGGAGCTCTTCTACGCGCCGCGCGGTCACGTCATCTTGGCGGCGATTGGCGATCCTGGAAGACGGCAAGACGCGCAGCGCCGAGCAGCTCTTGGCGGAGCCCCTCGCGCTCAACCTGAATCCCGGCGAACCGACGCGCAAGTACGTGTACACGGCGCTGATCGAATACATCCCGCGGCAGATCGGCCGCGGGCACAAGCCGCAGCTCGTCCAGGACTCCGAGCGCAACTTTCGCATCAGCAAGCCGCCCGACGACTGGCCGGATCTGGTTCCCTACGAGGCGCCACCGACGGACGCAGCAAGCGATCCGCTGATCGTGCGGCTGGAGAGCACTTCGCACGGCGCGGAATCCGGCGGCCTTTGAGATCGGCCTGCTGCGATGCGTTCGCGCACCCCGGGTTCCGGACGCGGCGCCCGGGGCGCGTACGCCGAGGCCGACGGCATCTTCGAGGCCCAACTCGGTCCGCTCGCATACCGCGTGATGCTGGAGCGCAAGGCCAGCAGGCCAAGCAGATTCGCACGATCGCGCGCTGATTCAGCGCGACGGCTGGGCGACGCACTGCGCCAAGTCGGTTGAGGAAGCGCGTCCGGCCGACGCGCCGCGTCTGAGCGTCGATGCGGCGATGTTGCTGGTGGACGAAGCGCTGCGCGCAGCCGGTCAGCACACAGTCGTGCAGCCGCGATCAGGCCGAGGCCGCGTTTTCCCAACCTGACGGGTCGGATTCGAGGGTGCCACCTTTGGGTGGATGAGAAGCGAGATGCGATTGTGGCCTTAGCGCCGATGGGCTTGTAGGTTGCGGGCCACATTTCAAGGAGTGCCGCGCCTCCGCGTCGTTCTCTTGGACACCTCCAGCTATGTCGGTGGCGCCCTTGAGAAGGCGAGAGGCTAGGGAGCGCCAATTCATTAAGCCGAGGTACACACTTTGGCCTTTCCGAAGAGTGCCATAATTGATTTGCCGTCGGCGCGAATCAAAGACAAAGAGCGAAAGGCTCTTGAATGGACCGGCACGCTGATTGGCACGTTAGCGTGGTTTGGGGCGTATTTCGGGACCGCGCAATTCGTGTTCCGAGGGCACAGTGTTCGAAGCTGGGGCCTGAGGTCAAGCCTGTGGCGAAGTAAACATTGCCGTTCGAAGGC